CTCCTCAAGTAGAGGAGCCGACTAAAGAAGTAGAAACACAATCTCAGGAGGCTACGCTAACTGAGGAAGACGTTCTTAAATTTATTGGTAATAAATACGGAAGAGAAATCAATTCACTTGATGAGTTTAATCAAGCGAGAGAGGAGAGCGACCCTCTCCCTGAAGATGTATCCAAGTATTTACAATACAAAAAGGATACAGGTCGTGGCATTAATGATTTTATGCAATTGCAAAAAAATTATGATGACGCAGAGCCTGACCAACTGCTACGAGATTATCTTAGTGCAACCGAGAAAGGGTTGGATGCAGAAGACATTGACATTCTTATGGAGGATTATTCCTATGATGAGGATGTTGATGACGAAAGCTACATTAAGAAAACCAAGTTAGCAAAAAAGAAGACAATTGCTAAAGCCAAAGACTACTTTGCAGAGCAACAGGAAAAATACAAAGTTCCTCTCGAGTCGAGAAGGGATGGTCTTCCTGATAGCGAAGCGAAAGAGTTGGAGGAATATAGACAATATATAGCTGACGCTAAGACGATAGATGAGCAAAACTCTCGCAAGAGAGAGGTGTTCTCGAAAAAGACAGATGACGTATTCAACGAGTTCAAAGGTTTTGAGTTCAAATTAGGCGAAGACAAATCTATTTCTTTTTCACCGGGAGATGCTGCTGAACTTAGAAAGAGTCAATCAGACCCCTCAAACTTTATTAAAAAGTTTTTGGATGAAGATGGAATCATAAGTGATGCGGAGGGATACCACAAGTCTTTAGCAATGGCGATGCATCCTGACAAGTTTGCTAAGTTCTTTTACGAACAAGGCAAGAGTGCTTCGGCAGATGAGCAGATGAGGAAAATGAAAAATGTCAATATGACAACTCGCTCTGCTCCTGAAGTAACACAAGCGAAATCAGGTGTGCAAATTAAATCTTTGAACAAAGACTCAGGTCGTGGTTTAAAGATTAGGAAAAGATAATTAATAAAAAAGTTTAACATTTAAAAAAAAAAGAAAAAAAATTATGGCAGTATTAGCTACCCCCGGGTTTGATTTAACCCCAAGTGCTCAACAAGTACCGTTGAGTACAAATTACATCACTAACTTCGACTTCTTGAATCAGTATCTTCCTGATACCTACGAGAAAGAATTCGAGCGTTATGGAAACAGAACAGTATCCTCATTCCTTAGAATGGTTGGAGCTGAAATGCCTTCTAACTCAGACCTTATCAAATGGGCAGAGCAAGGAAGACTACACACTAAATACACAGACGTTACAACAGGTACTGCAACAGCAGCAGATACAGCTGTATTTACAGTAAATGACGTTCTTGACCCTGCTTTAACAACAGCTAACGCTATTGCTATCCGAGTTGGACAGACAGTTATGATTACTCGTAACACAGCAGTTGTAGGTGACACAAATAGCATAAAAGCTATCGTAACAGCAGTTGGTTCAGGTGCTACAAATGATGAGTTTACAGTTGCATTTTATGAGGCAGGTGGTCTTACTAACACAACAGCAACAGACAAGTTTACAGTATTTGTTTATGGTTCTGAGTTCAAAAAAGGAACTGAAGGAATGGAAGGTTCATTAGAGTCTGACGATTACATCTTCGAGAACTCTCCAATCATCATCAAAGACAAGTACGCAGTATCAGGTTCTGATATGGCACAAATTGGATGGGTTGAAGTAACTACTGAAAATGGAGCTAACGGATACCTATGGTACTTAAAGTCTGAGCACGAAACTCGTTTACGTTTTGATGACTACTTAGAGACTGCAATGATTGAAGCAGTTCCTGCTGAAGCAGGTTCAGGAGCAATCGCAGCAGGTGTAGATGCTAAAGGTTCTGAAGGTATCTTCTACGTTGTTAACAACCGAGGAAACGTATGGGGCGGAGGTAGCCCAACTACTCTTGCTGAGTGGGATACGGTAATCTCAAGACTTGACAAGCAAGGTGCGATTGAAGAGAACGTAGTATTTGTTGATAGAGATTTCTCTTTTGACATTGACGATATGTTAGCTGCTCAATCAAGCAACGCTGCCGGTGGTGTATCTTATGGTCTATTTGACAATGAGAAAGATATGGCATTGAACTTAGGTTTCACAGGATTCCGAAGAGGTTATGACTTCTACAAGTCTGATTGGAAATACCTAAACGACCCAACTATGCGTGGTGGATTAACAAGCGGAGCAGTAAACGGACTATTAGTTCCTGCAGGTTCTACTTCAGTATACGACCAAGTAATGGGTAAAAACGCAAAGCGTCCATTCTTGCACGTTCGATACAGAGCTTCTGAAACTGAAGACAGACGTTACAAAACGTGGATTACAGGTTCAGCAGGTGGAGCAAAAACTTCAAGCTTAGATGCTATGGAAGTACACTTCTTATCTGAGAGAGCTGTATGTACGTTAGGTGCAAACAACTTCTTCTTATTCCAAGACTAAGAAGTAAATTAATAATGGGATGGGGCTACATATGTAGCCTCTCCCTTTTTTTTAAGAATTAAATTAGAATTAAATGAAAAATAAAAACAAAGTATTTGAAGCCAAGTCTTACAGGCTTACAAGAGATGTAGCACCTTTATCTTTTATGCTACCAACACAAAACAGTAAAAGATTCACATTAATGTATTTTGACGAAGACACAGGTACTAACCGAGAGCTTCGATATGCACGAAACCAAAAGTCCCCATTTGTGGATGAGCAGGATGGAAATGCCATTCTCGAACCCGTAGTATTTGAAGATGGGCTACTTCACGTTAGAAAAGAAAACCAAGCATTGCAGCAGTTCTTGCACTACCATCCCTTAAACGGAGTGAAGTTTCAAGAAATCAACAAGGCTAAGGATGCCACACAAGAGGTAGACTACTTATTAGTTCAAGCAGACGCATTGATAGAGGCTAAGTCACTTAGCTTAGAGCAGCTTGAGAATGTATGTCGTGTACTCTTTGGTATGGATACATCAAAGACATCCACCGCAGAGATGAAGCGAGATGTATTAGTATTTGCTAAGAACAATCCAAGTGATTTCTTAGATGTTATAAAAGACCCTGAGCTACAGTTAGTAGGAACGGTTCAAAGATTCTTTGACCAAGGGCTATTGACATTTAGAAAAAGTAATAAAGAGGTATGGTTTAATTTATCTTCCAATAAAACAAAGTTATTAAATGTACCTTTTGGAGAAGAAGGTATAGATTTAGTTGTCTCTTATATGAAGAGCGATGATGGTATAGAGATATTAAAACACCTTGAATCACTATTAGACTAACAAGTTACTCTACCAATATACAAAGACTCCGCAAAAATGTGGGGTCTTTTTTTTTGCCTATCTTTGTAATAAAATAAGAGCAGATGATTAACTCGGTCCGACAGACGGTAATGTCTGTATTGAACAAAAATAATTACGGGTACATAACCCCATCTGATTTCAACTTGTTTGCAAAGCAAGCTCAGTTAGATATCTTTGAGAATTATTTCTATCAGTACAACTACCAATTAATGAAAGAAAATGCCCGTCAATCAGGAACGGGTTACGCAGATATTACGAAAGGTATAGAGGAGGTAATAGACTCTTTCTCAGTAACGCTACCATTGTTACAGAATGCAGGTAGTCAGTATTTTTTACCATCTCCAACAACGACTAACAATAGCTACTATCTTATTAATAAGGTATTAATCTATACTAATCAATTGGCAAGTGGTACTACTACAGCTACTAATGTGGCAGGGACGCTTGTAGAGGACTCTACAGCAGACTTTACAGCAAGTGGTGTATCAGTAGGGGATATCGTGTCAACGGTAACAGGAGGCGTTACATACAATACTATAGTGGCATCTGTGGACAGCTCTACTCAGTTAACAGTAGGAGCTACGTCAGGCGTAATTGTATGGGATGCAATTGGTAAGACTTATAATATATATAGGGCATCAGACATAAAGGAAGCAGAGAAGGTAAGCAACAGCAAGATTACTATGCTAAGTAATTCTATTCTTACTGCACCAAACCTAACATTCCCTGCATACGCACAGGAGGGTGACTTCTTGGATTCTTATCCAAACACAATAAATAATATAGGGCAATTGGTTTCTCAGTACATTAGATTTCCATTTGCACCTAAGTGGACATTCATAACATTAGCAAGTGGAGAGCCTGTATTTGATTCAGGAAGTGCTGACTATCAAGACTTTGAGCTACCATTGGACGATGAGGTTAACTTGGTTAACAAGATTCTACAATACGCAGGTATGTCGATTAGAGAGATTCAGGCAGTACAGTTTGCACAGGCTGAGGACAACGAGAATACAGCATCAGAAAAATAACATATGGCATATATATCACAATATCAATATTACGAAAATGGAGGGGCAAGCCCTGAAGATGAAAATTGGGGTTCATACCAATATGTTTCTTTAGAGGATATAGTAAATAATTTTATGTTAATGTACGCAGGGAACCACTCATTGGTAAACAATGAGCCTCGCTACAAGGTATTGTTCCACGCAAAGAGGGCGATACAAGAATTAAACTATGACGCATTTAAAGAGAGCAAGATATTAGAACTAAATGTTGGGGCACAGCTTAGGTATGTGCTACCATCAGACTATGTAAATTGGATTAGAGTATCAATGTACCGTGATGGTCTATTGATGCCATTGACTGAAAACATTCAAACCAATTGGTCAAGTGCATACCTACAAGACAATAACGATAGGATACTATTCGATATAGACGGTAACGCATTAAGCCCTCAGAACTCAAACTTAGACCAAGATAGATTGGATGGGACTAAGCAGTCTATATACCTAAACCAAAACTCTGAGTATTATGGGAGAGCAGGTTGGAATATTGATGGGGCTTGGTACTTTGACTATGGGATAGGTGCTCGATACGGATTAAACACAGAGACTGCAAACGCAAACCCTACATTTAAGATAGATGCTAAGGGTGGTGTAATAAACTTTAGCTCAGGTATTGAGGGAGAGCTTGTTGTACTTGAGTATGTATCTGATGGTATGGAGAATGGAGACGACAGTAAGGTAACTGTTAATAAGTTATTTGAAGACTTCATCTACGCTTACATTGAGTACGCTATATTAAATAGCAAGGTAGGTGTCCAAGAGTATGTCGTAAGGAGAGCACAGAAGAGAAAGACAGCATTACTTAGAAACGCAAAAATAAGAATTAGCAATATACATCCGGGAAGATTATTAATGAATCTAAGAGGAAGAGATAAGTGGTTAAAATAATATGGCGAATATTCAAAGAAACTTTATAGCAGGTAGGATGAATAAATCAGTCGATGAGCGACTCGTTCCAAACGGGGAGTACATTGATGCATTAAACATCCGTATGGGGTCAACAGAAGGCTCTGAGATAGGTGTCCTTGAAAACTCTAAAGGAAATACTCAGCTAACAACGTTAGAGTATGATGGCACAGCACTATCTGCTAACGCAAGGTGCATAGGAGCATTTGATGATGGAGCCAATGAGACTATGTATTGGTTTATACACGACTCAGACTTTAATCAAGGTAAACTTGATATGGTAGTGTCCTATAATGTAAACACTACGGCAGTTGTATACCATCTGATAAGTATCAATGATGGAAGTGGTAGTGGAAATACCACACTAAACTTCAATCCTGAGTACCTAATAACAGGCGTAAATAAAGTTGAGGACTTATTATTCTTTACAGATAACCTTAATCAGCCAAGAGAAATAAATGTTAAGAGAGGTTACTCTCAGCCCGTGGCAGGTGTAGATGGGTTTGCTTATGATGACATATTGGTAATAAAAAGACCACCATCAGCAGCACCTGAAGTAGCTCTTGTTACCACATCACCAAACGAAACATTCTTAGAGGAGAGGTTTATATGCTTTGCTTATAGATACAAGTATGCTGATGATGAGTATTCAGCTACATCTCAATGGACAGACCCTGCGTTCTCACCAAGACCTTTTGAGTTCTCTCCTGAGAGTTTATTAAATGAGGGAATGGTAAACGAATTTAACCAAGCACAAGTAACATTTAATACAGGTGGTCCATTGGTAAAAGGTATAGATATATTATTTAAGGATGCAGACAACCCTACTATAAAGATAATAGAGAAGATTGACAAGGCGAAAGCAGGTCTTACAGACAATGCAGAAGAAACCTTTACATTCACAAATAGTAAGATATTTACAATACTTCCTGAGTCAGAGATACTCAGACTATATGATAGTGTTCCATTATTGAGTAAGGCTCAGACAGTTATGGGTAATCGACTTATGTATGGTAACTATACTGAGGGGTTTGACTTGATAGACAACGATGGTAACGATGTAAGGTTTGATTACACTACTTCACAAAAATCTGTATCTCTTAGTACAGATACTATTGATGGTACACTATCAGCAGCAACCTATACCATAAGTGGAACAGATACACCTGCGGATACTTTGGTTTCATTTGAATTTCCTTTAAGCGTAGAACTAAAAGCAGGAGCAACTCTTACTTTTTCCTTTATTTTTAATCATAGCGGTTGGTCATCAGGTAGTACGACACCTGTTCCTACAGAGACAAATGGCAATGGTAATCCTCTTGAGTTTATATTTCCTCTTACAAGAGACTATGTAAGTGTGTATGACTTATGGCTAAGTGATGAGTGGCAAGAAGCTGTAGGAACATCTTTACCCGGTGGTAATATTCAGCCAATGGCTACAGCAGAAGATGGAATAACATTAACAGACGTATACAATTCTATATTTGCTGACCTTCTTAATGGTGCATATGAAAAATATGAGAGTGGTATAAGTGCTGCTGAACAGGCAGTTACAAGTACGGCTGCGGCAGGTTCAGGTATAATTACCTTTCAGTTTCCTGCTATACAATACCAAGACCCTCTCACTCCTGCTAATGTATATACGGAATACTTATCTATTTCTGAACCAAGTATACAATACTTGTCATCAGGAACTCAGAAGAGCTTACATAGCAATAGAGGATATGAGATAGGGATAGTATATATGGACGAGTTCAATAGGGCTACTCCTACATTAGTTAGTGAGAACAATACAGAGCACTTCCCTTGCTTTACTTGCAGTACAGTTAATACTATTGATGTAAGTATACCAACTACGCAACTTGCTCCATTTTGGGCAAGAAGATATAAGTTTGCAATAAAGCCTGACAGAGAAACTTACGAGACTATATACTCAAACTTATTTTTTACAGATGAGGAAGAGAATGATACGTACTTCTTACTTGAGGGAGAGAACGCTGCTAAGATAACAGACGGACAAAGGCTAATAGTAAAGAGAGATACATCAGGCTCTGCAAATAATTGTATATACGCTACAGTTTTAGAGAAAGAGGCGAAGCAAGCAAACTTTATTGAGATACCAAGTGAAGCAGACCCTGCTGTAAATATACCTGTACCAAGTGGTGTGTATATGAAAATGAACACCAATGACTTTGTGGTAGAAAAAACAGATAATGCTGTTATTGATGAAGGATTAAGCACGGCTGTTAGTCAATTTAAACGTGATGCTCCTGTTATTCAGTATCCTATGAATGTAACCAACGCAGCAGGCACAGGAAGTGTTGACTATACTGTTCCTATTGGAAGTAAGATTGTAATGCATTACAAGAATATTAGGATAGGTGGGACTTGTGGACGTAGAGAGTATCTATTACAGAAGACATATACAGCGTCTGACAATTACGATAATATGTACGATTGGTTTGTAGGCGATAATATTGCTTTGACATTAGGGGATTATGTTATAAGTGTACCATCTGATATAGATAATCAATTTTTAGACCCAACTCCGGGAACTCCTACTCCATATACAGGTACATTTAATAAGTCTTCTTTTCCCACAAGTTTAACTACAAACTATTGGCAGTTTTTTAGAGAAACAGTAAGCAATTACTTGTCATTAGTTGTATCGGGTACTGAGTCTTGTGGTACATCAGATAAAAATAAATCTCGTTTAGAGATAAGGTTTACCGTTTATAGAGCTGATGAAACGATTATTTTTGAAAGCGAACCACTTGATGCATCTCCTGATATTTGGTATGAGTCTTCTGAGTCATTTGGAATTGTTGAAGGTACGGATAAGTGTCGTATAGAGTTAGGTGTTGCAACAGCAGAGCCTACAGCTATTGCATTTAACTATCTTGATTTAGACAGAAAAGCTCAACAAATAGTATTGCAGCCCGGAACGGCACTATTTGTAAATGGTATATGTGGTAGTGCAACGGTATCTCCTACTACACCGGCTACTCTTCCTGTTACAATATTTGATACACCATTAGCAGCAGGTACGCATTTGGGTAATGTTCAAGACCAAGTTCTAAGCTCATCCACTCCTGCTATATGCGAAACAAATTTCTTTAACTGCTTTACGTTTGGAAATGGTGTAGAGAGCTATAAGGTTAGAGATAGTGCCATTGGTAAACCTTTTTCACTTGGCAACAGGGTTACATCCACACAGGCAAATGAGGTTGAACAGGTTAATAGATTTGCTGATATTACCTATAGTGGTGTATACTCAGATGAGTCAAATGTAAACAGGTTAAATGAGTTTAATAGAGGGTTACTTAACTTCAAGCCACTCGAAGAATCTTTTGGTCCTGTGGAAATACTATTCGGTAGAGAGACAGATGTACTGACTTTACAAGAGGATAAGATATCATATGTGTTAGCAGGTAAGAATCTACTCTCTGACGCAGCAGGTGGAAGCACCCTTACCTCAGTACCTCAAGTGTTAGGTACTCAGATAGCAAGGATTGAGGAGTTTGGTATCAGTAATAACCCTGAGAGCTTTGCTCAATGGGGACCTGATAAATACTTCACAGACGCAAAGAGAGGAGCTGTGTTGAAACTTACAGGGGCGAGTGGTCCGAGTGACTCATTAGAGGTTATCTCTCAGTATGGTATGAGAACTTGGTTTAGAGACCTGTTCCTTGTATCAATGAATAAACAGAAACTTGGTGGCTTTGACCCATATATGAATGAGTATGTCATCACAGCTAACCAACAAGACTTACCTGCACAGATTGAGTGTGTAGACTGTGATGTGTCTCAGACAATAACAGTAACACCTGAGACTCCTTACAACCGATGCTTTGAATTAGGTGCAGCGATTGGAGAGACTATTATGGGATGGAGTGCTTCTGTAGTTAATCCCGGAGATGTTCTTGACTACGATGTAATCATTACCTATAATGGAAATGTAACGCAGGTATTAGGGTCGAGTAGTGGTACAGGTACACTCATCTTCCAAAAGGATACGATAAATGTAACTGAGGTAACAATACAGATAATATCAAGGGTTCCAATGAATATTAATTTCACGGTAGGATGTCCTTTATCTGAGACTATTAGTATTGTTGAGGTGTGTGTGACGAGTCCGAATGAAGAGGGACTACAGGTTCACAACCAACACAGGTTTGTGGATGGTACATATACATCGCCACTAACATCCAACCAAGTAAAGTTTGGAACAGATATAGGAAGCCCTGTGGTGTCATACTATGACGTTACAACGGGACCACAAGGTGTTGGGGCTATACCACCGAATGGTGCGAGTATGACCCTTACATTCAATAAGCTGAGTGGAGATAGTGCGACATTTGATACAGCTACAAATGACTTTAAGTTTTTAAGGAGTAGTACAAACTATCCAAATACACAGGCATCTATTGCAACCCTTTTAGCTGCGGCTACGTCAATGACTACAGATACAGGTGGAGCACCCAATACATACACGGGTACTTTTACTGTACCTAATGGAAGTAATGGAGATTTTTTATATCTTATATATGACTATAGAAAGCCTAATAATGTCAACTTGTGTTTTGGTGCAGACTTAGAATCTTCTTGTTGTGGATGTTAAAAAGAAAATAATTAGAATTAAAAAATGGCAACAGTAAACGTATATATAGACGGAACAACACTAAGCAACTCTACTGCGGTTTATACAGACGCAGGGCTAACAACTTGTGCAACAGCAGGATTCTACTCTGATGGCACTATATCAAGAGAGCAAGTGGTTAGTGGAGGTACTTGTTACCTACTACCAAATCAGACTTGCCCTTCCTGTGCAACAGCGTGTGGAGGATTGATTGCATTGTCAAGTGCTGCGGCAGGATACTATACTTTAGATATAGACACAGGAGCAACCTCAACAGATACAGGAGCAATAGTAGTTAGCTTTAATCCATTTAGTGTGCCTGATGGCGTAAGAGCTGTATATGATGGAGTGACTTATAATAAGTTAAGTTCTCCAATCTATGGCAAATTGCAGTCAACAGGAGTGAATGACCCCTTTACATTTATTGGAAACACAGGGGATGATTGTGGTATTCTTGCAGGTAGCCCACATACTTTAGACGAGTACGATTACGATGGTACTTCTTTTGTGGCTACAGGTAGCACTCAAGTTGTAACAGTAAACTCAGTAGATATGCAGTTAACTGCTACAGCACCGGGACTTTGTGTTATGGTTATACCAAAGCTCGTAGGTACTCCATCAATTATAAGGCTTGAGATAGCAGGTCCCTGTGCAGGTACAGGATTTAATGTTACAACAGCGTGTCCAACGGAGCTAACATCTTTTACGACATCATCAAGACAGGTGTCATCCGTTAATGCCTGTGCTGAGACCACATATCCTGTAACGCTTTATAATGTACCCGTAACAGGAACAGCAGGAGCACCTGCATTGCACGACTATGTGTTTACAGATATAAACGGACAATTTGCTCCCGGGGATGGCTTCTATAGGGTTGAGTCTACAGGAGATAATATTGAGGTTACAGATGGTATTGTTGTAGGAGTAAATACTTGTCCATAAAGAAAATAAGATATGAGTGAAGTAATAGCAGGAAATAATTATACACTAACTTACGATAGAGGGGTTACGGGATTCCCGTCATTCTATTCGTACTACCCTGACTTTATGATGGGTATGAATAACTATTTTTATACTTGGAAGGGAGGCAACCTATACAGGCATAATACAAACGAGACTCGAAATAATTACTATGGCGTTCAGTATAACTCTGAAGTAATATCAGTATTCAATGACTCTCCCTTAGAGAATAAGCTGTTCAAGACTATCGAGCTTGGAGGAGATGACCGTTGGGATGTCTCATTGATTAGCGACCAACAAACCACAGGGTTTATTGATGAGGATTGGTTTGAAAAGAAGGAGGGTACATTCTTTGCTTTCGTTAGAAATAGTGGGACGGTTCCTGCATCATTAGACCAATACGCATTACGTTCAGTAAATGGCTTAGGCACAAGCTCTAATATCACTACGGTAACTACAGTATCTACGATTGACTTTAATGTCAATACTCCGGTTGGCAGTATTATAAGTATTGGGGACTATGTATATTGGGGCAGTAGTGCACCTACTTTGTTTGGTGTAGTCACAGCAATAAACCAAAACTTACCACAGGGTATTAACAATGTGGTTGTCAACAACTCAACAGGTACAGTACCTGTTGGAACAACAGAGTATATACTATACATAAAGAACTCAGTAGCTGAATCTCAGGGTATCTTGGGTCACTACGGACAGTTTACTCTGACAAACGACAACACATCTAAGGTAGAGCTATACGCAGTATTATCTGAGGTTATGAAATCATTCCCATAATTTGCCTATCTTTGTAGGAGTAAAGTATGTTTGATGTAAGAGCACTCAACAAGGACGATTACGATACTATTCTCACAAAGTGGTGGAGTGATTGGAATTGGACTGCACCTCAAAAAGATTTTCTCCCTGACAATGGTAAGGGTGGTGTAATAGTATATGATGGGGATATGCCTATCTGTGCAGGGTTTGTATATTTAACAAACTCTAAAGTAGCTTGGGTTGATTGGATTATTTCAAGTAAGGAATACAGAAAGAAACCACAGAGAGCTGAGGCAATTAGCTTGCTCATCGAGACACTAACTGAATTGTGTAAGATGAATGAGATGGAATATTGCTACGCATTGATAAAGCACTCGTCTCTAATCAAAACATATGAAAAACTTGGGTACACTAAAGGAGACAGTTACACATCAGAGATGATAAAAAAGATATAGTATGGGAGTAGCAACAGCAGTAGCAATAGGAACAACATTAGCAACAACAGGGGCATCATTTGCCCAAGCGTCAAAGCAAAGAAAATTACAGCGTGAGGCAGAGTCAAATGCAGCAGGGGCAATGGCTGCTGCAAGAGATAAGTTAGATGTAAACTTTGCAGAGCAGATGGCTATAAAGAAAGAGGCATACGACTTGGAGAGACAAGCTATGTTGGTTCAAGGAGCACAGCTCACTCAGGCAGGTATAGAGAGCGAGAGAGGAGCCGCAGCTATTGCAGGTAGGGTATTCGCTCAACAGCAGTTAGGGCAGCAGCAGATTAGGAGTGCTATGGCTGACGAGATGACAAATATTGAGGCAGCAGTCCTTGAGGAAGAGTCAAGGCTAAGAGACTTAGGAGTTGGCTTAGACTTAGAGGAAGTAGCAGGTCAGCAGATGAGGGCAGCAGACGCACAGAGGGCAGCAGCAGCCGCTACTCAGGAAGGTATAAAAGGTGCAATAAGTGCAGTAGGTATGGGTGTACAAGCAATCCCTTTATACAATCAAGGTAAGGTAGCAAAACAATTAGCATTAGAAGAGCAGCAGTTAGCTGTGATACGACAAAGACCTGAAGTTCAAGCATTAAAAGGGGTTGAGTTAAAGAGTGTTGATGTTGACCCTCTAAGAATACAGTTTGAAAAGCAGCAAAGAATTCCACAAGATAGAATAATTGATGAAGGAATAAACTCAAACCCATTTAATTTGTATCCAACTACACTTAATTTACCAAAAATAAAATAATATGCCATTAGGTTATAAATACGTAGAGAGAGACGCTCAGGAGACTCAGATAAATTGGGCTGAGGTAGGAGCCAACTTTAGCGGTATGCTCCAAGAGGAGAATCGTGTAAGAGAAGAGCAGAAGGCTGCTTTTGATGAGCAAGCGAGAGATATTCAAAATACATTAAACGCTGTACCACAAGGACAGAATACAAGGCTAAATGAGGCTGCATTGAATTTCTCAGCAGACTTGCAAGAGCAAGCTCTAATGCTTAATAAACTTCTTAAAACAGGAGCATTAAAACCACGAGATTACACTATTCAAATGCAGAATCTTATGGACGGTACAAGTCAAGGTTTTGGTTTACTTGACGAATACAATCAAGAGTATGCATCAAAAATGGCAAAGCAAGAGGCAGGAATTTTATCTCAAGTTGATTTGGATATTATGGCTAATGTTGAGTCGTTTGCAAATTTTCAAGAGCATAGATTCTTGATAAATCCTGAAACGGGTGTAGTATCTATAGGTAAAATGATTGAAGGACCGGGTGGTACCTTAGTTGCAGATAGCAACCCTAATAACTTAGCAACAGTAAGCTCTCTTAGAAATAGGATAAAGCAAACAGTAAACAAATTTGATGTGATGGGTGTATCTCAACAGAGAGCAAATTCTTTAGGTACTGACGAGCGTACTATTATTGAGAGTATGGGAGATGCCTACAAGAGAGGTATATTTAGGCAAGTATCAGACATAAGACAAAGAGAAAGTTCTGAGGGTAAGACAGATGAAGAGCTTGCTAAAGAGCTTGGTATAAAGACTGAAGACTTCAAGTCTATATCATTATTCAATGAGAGTCAAGATAAGTGGGCTAAGAGCCAAGTATCATCAGCCGTTAATAGTATGGCAGGTGCATCTACGCTTATAGACTTTATGGGCTTTACTGAGGATGGTAATCAGTACACTACAACATTTGACCCAAAGGGAGTATTTAATGAGGATGGCAGTCGAAACGAGAGTGTTATACTACTTGAGAATAAGAATGGCAGAGTGATATCATCTTTAACAGATGCCCAACAAGCTAATGCAGAGAGAGCTTTAAAGGTTCAATCAGAGATGATGATTAAAACCAAAGAAGTAATAAAGCCGACTATCACGCAAGCACCAAGACCAAGACCAAGAACTACAAGAGATACAAGAGATACAAGAGATAGAGGTGGAGTATCAGGAAAGGAGTTATTTGGGTTCTATGAAAAACTTTATAGTGGAAACGATAAAGAGGTGTCACAAGCTGAAAAGCAAGTGAGAGGTCTTAATCCTAATATAATAGGAATAAATAGAGATGATAGTGGGGTTGTAGTAACAATAAAAGAAGATGGTGAAGTTCGTAGAGAACCTTTCCCTTTTGCTGAAGCACAAAATGAGGGTGAGTGGATAATTGGTATATCCAACTTCCTAACAAATGAAAGGACGGCAGATGTTGACAAAGCGTTAAAGCTATCAGGCTTTGAATTTAATAAAGTTCCAAGTGTTATAGGTAGAGCAATTATAAGTAAGAGAAGGTCAGCATCTGATGCAGTAGCTGATTTTGTTAGGGCAGGTGATGCTTCGGGATTGAGTTCAGATTTGTTTTATAGTAAAACCAATACAGACGTAATACCTTCGATAAATGATTTTTTACAAATGTTTGGAGCAAAGGTTGGGGATAGGGACACATTGATTGGCAATGATATCACAATAGTATCAGAAGTAGGTAAGGAGAAGGAATTTAATACAAACGCAGATAGTGAGGAAGAAGCAATATCTATGAGAAATGATATACTAAAATTCATTACAAGTAATCAAGGTCTTACAGTAGAGGGCAAAGAGGAGGCTTTCTTGTCAGGAGCATTTGATGTTGGTGGAGGCGAAAAAGAATTAGATTAATACTAAAATATGAGCGAAATAAAAAAACTATACGAATTACTTTCAAGAGAGGGTTACTACTCAAAAAGTGAGGATGAATTTTATCAAAGATATAATAATGATAGTGACTATCGTGAAAAAGTATTTAATGTCGTATCGAGAGATGGTTTTTATTCAAAAGGAAAAGAAGATTTTTTTGCAAAGTACAATGGTATTCCTGTAGACCCTCCTGTAAAAAAAAAAGAAGGTTTGGAATCATTCTTGGTGGATGGTTCTTTGGAGCCTCAAGAATCTGATGCTGAGGCTCAAGACTTACAGTCATTCCTTACGCAGCAAATAGAGGAGACACCAACACAAGAAGTACAACCTAAATATTATGAAGGAGTAGAGGCTCCGAGCGAAGCTCAGATAGAGGCTGCTGCTAAAGCTGATGAGGAAGCTGTAATGTCATTACAGCAAAGAGCAGAAGAAGCTACATTTCCTGAATACGAGCAGCAAGTTCAAGCTGACATATCTGTAGTTGATATCCCACTTGGTAAAAAAGCAATGGATGAAGCCATTGAAGAAAAAGCTGAGGAAGCAAAAGAACTTAGAAAAGAGTTCAGCATAATAGGAGAGAGAGCACAAGAAGACAAGTTTAAATTCAACTTGGAGAACATAACAGAAGACCTTATCGATACCAATGAAGAAAAAGTTGTTCCTTTTATGAATGACATCTTTAAACAATATGGTTTTGACTTTAAACCTACTGATATGTTTGGAGACGGAATGATTGTATCTAAAGAAGGGGTTGCACCATTATATGTAAATTTAGATGTGGTGTTTGATGATGCAGGAGATATAGCAAAAAATTTAAAAAAATATCTTGAGGACAATAGAGATGTATTTAAGCCTGAAGATAAAGACGAAGAAAAGTTAATTGCAGGAAGTGATGCCCGTATTAAGCAGGGGATAATGGCTATTAATGACAGAACAAAAGATTATGTAAAATCAGTTAGTGATTACAACGCACTTGAAAACCAATTAATAGAAGATAGTAAGGTTTTTAGTGGTTTATCTGTTGAAGATATAAATGCAGACCCAATACTAAGTTCACAATATCAGTCCTATGTAGAGAATACTGCTAAAGCTACCGCACAAAAAGAAGCCTTAATCAAAGAGAAAGTTGGTTTAGAAAAGCAAGGTGCTATGCTTGATGTTATGGCAGGTGAATTTGCAACTGTAAGAGGTAAGCAAGGCGATTATGTAGGTGGTATATTTAACGAAGTGTTAGGGGGGTTTGGAGATGTTGGAGCAGGAATAGTTGACTATGCAATTGATGCATCCACTTACCTTGAAGAAAAGGCAGGCTCAGGTCTTAGCGATGAAGACTTTAAAAAAGAAATAATAAGGGTATCTAAGGAGAATGATATAGAGATTCCTGAGAACGCAGAGGAGATGACCTTAGAGGAGTTGAAAAAATCTATGGGTGGTAGGACACCTGTTGCAACAGATATAGCTACTAAGATTGGCTTAATAGCAGAGGGAGCTATTAAGGGTATAGAAGCAGGAACCTTATTGAAGAATGTAATAGGAGTAAGTTTAACAGACTACGACAAGGCGTTCTCAGAAGTGCTTGATATATCTCGAAAGGGGAAAAAGTATTTTGCAGGATACGAAGATGCTAAAGAAGGTAGACCAAGGAATATATTCTCAAAAGCAGCAGACTATGCTGACTTGGGTAAAGGTACATTAAATGCTATTAGAACCGGATTAGTAGATGCAATAGGAGATGAATCAACTACAAAACAATGGGCTGCTTTAGAGTCAGAAGGTTTTGTTGGTGGGACTATTTTAGGATTGGCAAGAAGTCTACCTTCTATGGCAGCGACAGTTGCAGGAGCACCGGCAGGAACATTGGCTATGGTTTCTTTTGCATCTGATGCTGTGAACAAAGAGATATCAAATGACCCTGACTTTGCTGATATAAAAGAGTCAGAGAAAATGTTTGTAAAAGCACCATTAGCTTTAACTGTTGGTGTACTTGAAAAAGTAGGTCTTACAAATCTTTTTAAGGGTGGAGGTATGCTAAACAAACTTGTGTCTAAAGTTGTAGGCAAGTCCACAGCAAGAACAACAGCTAAACAATTTACAGACCTTGTAGAGACAGAGATAAATAGTGCCTTAGCGAAAGGTTTAATAAGAGTTGGTGCGGCAGGAGCTGCTGAGTTTGAAACAGGGTTTCTTCAAGAGGTAGCGGACATAACTGCAAAGGGTATATACAATGAAGTAAAAGGGAAAAAAATGTTTGAGAATCCTGATACATTTGTTGATATACTTGCAGAGTCTTTATATGCAGGAGCACAAGAGGCAGTAGGAGGTGGCATATTAGGTGCTCCAAAGGCTGTAAAATCTGCAATGTCTGACAGGACCACAATGAGTGCAGATGACTTTAATGCATTCCAATTATTTGAAGGAAGAGAAGAATTAAAGAGCATATATGTAACAAAGCTAAAGACTAAAGTAGAGAGTGGTCTTATGACAAAGGAGGGAGCTGAAGCTGAACTTGCTGAACTAAACAAGGGTATTGGTATATTAAAATCCAATAAGGAGTTCTTTCAAGGAGATGCACCTGTGGAAAGTAAATCAGAGGCGTTTACTATTCTTAATAGAAAAAAACAATTAGAACAAGAGATAGAAGGAGCTGACCCTAAGTTAGCTACACCACAAATAGAGGAACTCGCAAATATAAACGAGAGACTTGTAGAACTTTCAAAAACAAAAGAAGATGCCATTCAAGAGCCAAGCACAGAGACGGTGGATGCACAAGAACCTGCCGAAAGTCGCCCAACAATGGGAGAAACAGTACCCGGAACAGGGACCATTACCGAACCGACTGAAGTCATCAAAGCTGAAGTCGAGGAAGAAGTAGCTGCATTAGAGCAAGAGAAAGCTACTGAGTTAGAGCCTTATGTATTAGCTAAGGCTGAAGCTGAGAAAACAGGAGAAGCTCCTACTGTTGATGGGAAACCATTTACAGATGAAGACGTAAGTCAAATTGAAGCTACATACGACTCTAAGATAGCACAAGTTAGAGCTGCACAAGAAGTAGCTATAGAAGAGGAAGCAATTGTAGAAGAAGAAGCAGTTGTAGAAGAAGAGGTAGAACTTACTCCTGAGCAAACTCTTGAAACTCAGCGTGTTATAAAAGAGGTAGATGGTATCATAGAGAAGTCAAAGCAAAGAGGTAGAAAGTTTTCTGAGATACCTAAAAATGTATTGTCATACCTGCAAGGAACTAAACTATATGAGAACGCTACTGATATACAAAGAGAACAATTATTTAGAGATGTAAGGAAAAAACTTGGAATAAAAGAAAAGGCTGCACCATCAGTAAAGAAAATACTTGGTGTTGACCCAAGCAAGAAGGTTACAATGTCTCAGAAGCAGTTAGTTGTACAGAGGATTAGAGATATAAACAAGGGTGCAAAGGATGCTCTAAGGGCTTTTAAATCTGCAAGCACTCAGGTTGCTAAAGATGTAAAAGAGATGGTTAAGTCGGGCAATATATCAACCAAGCAGTCTGCTGCAATTATTAAGAAATTTGCAAATGTAAATATGCTCAAAGAAAAGTCTATTGAAAACTTTGTTGAATATATGGGCAGAGTCTTTAGAGATGCAAACTATGCAGAGAATATTGCTAAGGCAAACAAGCTAAGAAAAAATGCTAAGAAAAATATAAAAAGAAAGATTGGTCTTGCAAGTGCAGTATCAGGAGATTTGCAAAGAATATTTGCAATTAATCCAAACCTTATTCCTGAGTCAGTATTCAATAAATATATGGAATTGGCTTCAGAGTTTGGAGAAAGAAAAACTGTATTAAACCTTAGTGAAATGTCAGAGACTGCTAAGGTAGTCAAGGATATACTTGATGCAGTTGATGCAGAGTTATCAAAGATACCTGAATTACAAGATATCTTAGAGTCTTTTGAAAACAAGGTAGTCGATGAAAAGACAGGACAACTTGACTATGCTAAGACTATAGATAAAATGAAAACTGAAGGGGTTATTAGTAAAGCAGATGCTGATATAATGGATACATATAAATCTGAAATCCAACCTAAAAAAGTCAAGGAAGTTAAGAGTGAAGAGGAGATAGAGGCTGAAAGACAAGAAGCCATTAAGAGTATAAGTGAAGCTCCTGCTTTAAAAGTTTCAGAGCTTTCAAGTGAGTACGAAAGACAACAAGGAGATAAGTTTAACTTTTTAATAAACAGCGTAGATGCATTAGATGGTTTATCTCTTCAGGAGTTAAAACAAGTTGAGGCACTAATTGATAATATCAACAATGGATACTTCCCTCACTTAGCTCAAGTGATGGTTGAGAAAATGGCTGCCAATTTAAAATCAAATACAATGGTGGATGCTATTGGTAATGCCAAGATGCTCCCACTATCTAAACGTATAGGTGCATTCAAGAGTATGTTTACTAAAAAAGGTGCTGTACTTGAAATGATAAGAAGGAATCCATTGTATTACATCGACCAATTATTCGGTGACTTTTATGGAAAGCCTTTATACGAGTCTTTGTTTGAAGACACAGCCAAAGCTATTGAGCAATACGAAGTAGCCTTTAAAAAAGTGTCAAGCAAAATAGACAAAGCTGAGGATGCTGTTTATAAGTCATTTAAAAACAACGCTAACAAGACATTGATGTCTAAGTTTAAGCAAATGGTTTATATGATTCAGCTTGAATATGATTCCAATTTAGGTAATCCTGAAGTAAACCAAGCTAAAGCATTTATAAAAAAGAACATAGAGTCAATAAAAGACCAAAACCTTGAAGTGTATGGTGCATCGGATGCTGAAATGTTGCAAGAAATCTTAGATAAGTTTACCAATAAAGAGACGGGAGAGATTGATGCAGAGCTATTGTACGAAAGTTTCAATAAGGCTGAGAAGGCTTCTATTAAAACTATTCAAGAGGTGAATGCTGAGTTAGGTCCTATTGCAGAACAAACTGCTGCGATAATTAGAGGCGAGAGCATTATACCACGAAACAATTATGTTCACTTGAACACTATAAATAAAGAGGGATTTGATGCTATAAAGTTTAATGCTGAGCAGCACAGAGAAAGCCTTCAGCCTTCCACCAAAGCCAAGTCGTTGATTGAAAGAACGGGTGCAATTTCAGCATTGAATTTTGATGTGTATAAGTCAGCGACTAAGGGAGCTAAAGGTGTCTTGTTAGACTTCTATATGACTGAGCCTGTTAGAACTTCAAAGAGAACGTTGAACTCAACAGAGAAGAAACTAACAGAAAGTGGAGATTATAATCAAGAAAAAAGAGATATATTCAATGGCATAAGAAAAGGTTGGGAAGAGTCGATAGATAATCAATTTAACAAGGCTTATCAAAAATCTGTTTTTGCTGATAGAGTTTTAGATTGGATAAATAGAAATGGATATAGAGCCATCCTTGCAAGTGCTCCTCGATTTATAGCAGAACTTTCATCGAACACAGCGTTCGCTATGATTGCAAGTCCAAAGGAATTTACTTCCGGAGCTAAAATAGGAGTTGGTTTCTTAAATAGTGATGCTGCTCCTGAAGCAATGAAGAACCTTAAAAGCACAAACGTAACTCGTATCTATCCAAATGGAGATATGTCGGGTAGAATGATTGACACTAACTTAATGTCAGGGGAAGGAGCTAAGAAAGCTAAGTCTGCAAAAGACAGGTATACCAATAGGGTAGACCAAGTTTGGAGCAAGACAGGTAGCAAGTGGGTAAAAGGAGTAGGCAGTTTAGCTGATTTGTTAATATCTACTCCCGATAAAATTATAATGCGACCTATGTGGTTTGGTACATTCTCTGTTGAGTTTGAGAAACTAACAGGACAAAAGCCCAACTTAGATAAGATAGCTGAGAATGATGCTGACTATATGAGTCAGTACAAAGAGCAATTAAAAGAGTCAACTAAGAAAGCAGACGAAGCATCAGTAATGGCAGGTGCAGCATCAAACCCTTTTATGGGTACACTTAGAGGAGTAACTAAGCCCGATGCAAGTGCAATGGCTAAGATGTATAATAGGTTTAATAACTTTATGACAACCTTCCTTGTCTATGAATATGTGACTGCCCGTACAGGTGTAATGAATGCAATAGGTAAAGGCAATCTGAGCAAGAAAAAGGGAGCTGCTTTATTAGGGGCAACTGCATCTCGTATGGTTGGTTATACACTAATGTCAAGTATAATGTCTGATTTATTCTTTGGTGAAGAAGAAGAAGATGAGAAAGATTTTGACCAACAATTAGGTCAAGCAATTGCATCTTCTGTTTTCTCTATGGGATTAGGCAGAGACTTTGGTAACGCTACTAAGGCAGTAATCAATCAGCTTATCACAGAACCTGTTAACAAAGAGTTCTTGACAGGATTGAGAAATGGAGATTACAATGTTTATAAAGATGGATTGTCTTACAAGATTGTACCTGAAGGTAAGATGGGGCGTGGTGTTGATTTTTATGATGTAATGGTAAATTTAACGGGACCATATTCTCCACTATTAAAGTCCGCAAGATTTGCAACATCAGCTTTCACCAAGCCTGATGCTAAAACCGAAAAGACTCAAAGTAAATATGACAAAGAGAAGAACTTAGCAATGTTAGAAGTGTTAGGACACCTTGGAGTTATACCATTCTATAAAGACTTACGAACCTTGACTCGTAAACAAATCTATAAAGATATGAATAATATGAGTAAGAAGGAGTCGAAAGGTCGAGCTAAAAGAGAAACTCGAGCTAAAAGAGAAACTCGAGCTAAAAGAGAAAGCCGGAACTAAAGACTAACTATTACCCTATATATAACATACAGTAGCATTGAGTTTAATGCCAATGCTGCTGTAAATTCTAAGTATTTTTTTTGATTACTGTTCATTCTATTAAGTTAGTTTAACGCCCTTAGATATGTCGAGGTATCCTATCTCCTTGGAGATATTATTCCTTCCATTAAAATCAGTATGCCTTGGTAGGTCTTTCATCTCCCACTCAACATCCCCATACTTTAGTAAGTAAAAAGCCCACACCCCTTCAGGTGTAGAGTTGATGTATACGGGTCTTGTGCTATTCTCTTTAGCCCTCTTGATTAGTGC